AGAGAAATGTATTATTATAATCGATCAGGCTGCTACTTTAAATGTGACAATAGACAGTTCAATGACTTACTTGACAAGAGAATCGGCAGACAGAAGATATCTGGAAATACAGGCATTAGCAAAAATAATAGGTTTAGAATTTGGAGGGAATATACAGGACACAGGTAACAAAGTTAAAGGGAAATTTTACTTTGATAGTGTGACTAAATTTTATTACGAGTGTATAGAAAATACTAACCTGACTTATAACGAAAGTTCTAAATTCAGAGCTATCTCCAACAAACCGCTTTCAGACAGATTGGAAAATTTATCCAAAGTTCAGCAAGCGAAGTTGTACGTGCACGCAGAAGCAACGGGGCAAGGTAGAACAACTTGTAATATTGTTCAAAAGTGTGGCAATATAGTAACTATTATTTTTGATAGTGGCGACACATTGAGATATACGAACGATAACACCGTAATATTCAGCATTCCTGAGGGTTATCGACCAAAAACTTTTTTGTCTGTAAACGCTTCACAATTTAATGGAACAGCTGGGACAATATACATACACCCAGATGGAACTGCTAAATGGAGAGGTTCAACTGTAACTACAGCTAGTATAATCTTTTCGGTTAGTTATATTATATAGGAGGTAAAAATGATAATAAATGTATATGATAAAAACACATTGGAAATAATTGGAAGACCAATTATTTCAAACTTAGAAGATTTCAAAAAAGAGCCAACTTTATTTTTCCCAGATTTTAACAAAGAAAATCATATTATCTCAGAAATCGAATTTCTCAACCCAATTTTAGAAAAAGGTAAATTAAGGGAAATGACAAAAGAGGAATTATATAAGGTCGGAAAATACATTCTTGCAGATAACGAACTTGTAGAAAATAATAAAATCAAAACTGTTGAGTTATCTGAATTTGAGTATATCGAAAATAATCAGATCAAGTATAAGAAGGAAGAGAAGATCGAGAAATTAAAACAGGAGCTTTATGAATTAAGAATTGAAAGGGAGAAAAAGCCTTTTGAGTTTGAAGTTAAAGGGATCAAATATTTGCAACACAATAGAACAATAGACCAATCTAACATAACTAAAATATTATTCAGTTTAGTTTTAAAATTCATTCTTGGATTAATGGGCAAAATAGCCAAAGGTGCAAAACTGGATTTCACTCAAGTAATGGGTGATTTAATGAGTACAGAGTACAGCAACTGGAAATTTTACACAGAAGACGGTTCTGAAAAGTACGTAAATGTTTCGGTGCAGAAGTTCATAGAGATGTCGGAAATAATGAGAAAACACACGACTACTTCAATGGTTGCCGAGACAACACTATCACATAGTTTAGAAAGTAAAACAATTGAGGAGCTGAAAATGTTTAATGCTGAAACAGAGTACAATAAACTTTTTGAAAGTGAAATAAAGCAAGGTTAGGAGGTATTTATGCAGTTAGAAAAAGACAAGCTATATATATGTTTCCATAAGCCAAAAAGCATTATAGGCTTTTTGATAACATTAAGAACATTAGGAAAATACTCGCATTGTGAGTTTGTCTATAATGATTATGTGTATTTATCAAATCCTGGTGGTGTACGTATAAAACCTTTTGTTTATAAAGATAATATGGATATTTTTGAATTAAATAAACATATTGAAGTGCCAGTTGTGTTAAAAGAGTTTACGAAGCTTAAAGGCAAAGGCTACGATTACGGAGCTATATTTTTCAGTCAGTTGTTGGAACTGGGAATTGAGCATAAGGACAGATATTTCTGTTCAGAGCTGTGCTTACATCTGATAAACAAGGGGTTGGACGAAAGTCTAACATATAATTTAAAGAAATTAAAGGCTAGTGAGTTCAGTCCTGCAAAGTTGTATAAGTATCTAAAAAATATGGAGCTGATAGATGAAAAGGAAGTGGAGTGAATGGAGCTAAGGAATTTAATTGGAATCGAAATTATGGAGCAAGGAAAATTATTAAAAGTAATAGACGCTGCGTTCGAAGATGAAAATATTGTTTTAGCAACTGAAACAGTAGAAAAAGATACAAAAGAAACTAAAGAAAAGGAAGTGGTATAAATGAACCGATTTGAAAGAATATTTGACTATTTGCTAATGGTCGAAGGAGGATATTCAAATGATAAGAATGATAAGGGAGGAGAAACAAAACACGGAATCATTGAAGAAGAAGCTAGAGACTTTGGATATAAGGGAAATATGCGAGATATGCCTTTATCTATTGCTAGAGATATTTATGATAAGAAATATTATCATAAAAACGGGCTTGATACTCTAAAATCAGATAAGATAGCATTGTCAGTATGCGACTTTATTGTAAACAGCGGATCTTGGGGAGCTAAGAAGGCACAGGCAGCATTGAATGAACTGGGATTTGATTTAAGAGTGGACGGAATTTTAGGAGAAAAAAGTTTAGCAGCGTTGAATGAAGTAGATGAGGCTAAGTTTTTAGAAAAATATCACGACTTACAGCGTAGATTTTATCGAGTGATAGTAGCAAACAAACCTTCTCAAAAAGTATTCTTGAAAGGGTGGCTTAACAGAGTAGACAAAAAAGAAAAATATTTGAAGGAGGTGTTTTAAAATGAGAAAGGTAATATTGAATGTAGGACATGGTGGAGTAAGAAAGGACCCAGGAGCTTGTGGGAATGGATTCGAGGAACACGCTTGGAATAAGGACTTTGTAAACAACTATATCGTTCCTGAATGCAAAGAGCAAGGTTTAGATTATGTTGTAGTATATCAGGATTATTATTCTAAGTTACCAGACAAGATTAATAATTTGGCAAACAAAGGGGATATAACTTTATCATTTCATCTTAATGCCGCAGATAAAACAGCAACAGGTGTTGAAATGTTATATTGGCATAGTTCAAAGAAAAGTGAGGAATTGGCGGAATATATGCAAGAGGCTAATATTGAAGTAACGCATTTGAAAGACAGAAAAATCTTGCCACGAGATTATGCGGACAGAGGGGCAACTCTTTTGAGAAAAACTTCAACGCCTTGTGTCATAGTTGAAAGTGGATTCATAACAAATTCAGAAGACATGAAAGTGTTGGAAGAAACAAAAAAGGAACTTGCCAAATATTATGTAGAGGCAGTAAAGAATTATTGGAAGAACAATTAAAAATGGCTTGAATACAAGCTGAATTTGAACGTTAAAAATAATTTTGGATAAATAGGTTGGTTAGCAAGTAGAAATTGATTGTAGGGCTTGTTGGCTAGCTTAAAATTAATTAAAATAAGAAAAGGGAGAGATAAAAATGGATAAACAGTTACAAGTAATTTTAATAGGGATGTTGGTAGATTTTACCAGAAAAGAAGTACTAGAAAAGGAGATAATCTTTGGAGCTAAAAAAGGAATAGAAAAATTGGAAGCTGTTAAAAACAACTTTTTTGGAAAGTTTAAGGAATTTGTAAAAAAGGCACAGGAGATAAACAACCCATACATTCCTGATGATATTGAGAGATTCACTGAGGATTTATTGTTAAAAGGTGCTGAAGCACTTGAAAAAACTGTAAATGTGGATGAAATAATACACAAAATACTTGGAGAAGAAAAAACAGCAATAGGAATATAAGGAGCATAATCAATGATAGAGGATTTGAAGGTAATAATAGACAATCACGGACTTTTCCTCATACTTTTCTTTTCAGGAGTTCTATTTGGTGTAGTTGCACAGAAAATGATAGACAACCAGCCAGTGAAACCATATATAAAAAGGATAGCCGTTGCTGGAATGACAATGGCTATTGCTCTATCTTTAAATAAAGTTGTAGGGCATTTCAAAGCTGGGTTTCTGTATCCGTGGAGTCCTGTCTTGGGATTTTTTGGAGAGGCTTTGCTGGAAACAGTAAACCAGAAAAGATATGGTATCAGTACAGGATTTTTGGAACTTCTGCTGGAAAAGCTCGGATTTGTCAAGAAGAGAGATGGTAAAAATGAAAATGTATCACAGAAGTAGAAAATTTTTGATAATAATATTAGGCATAATTTTTCTGAGTTCGGTATCAACGCTAAAATTAAGAGGTTATCAAAGAAAAAGTAATTTAACAGCCATAAGGAATGAGTTGAAAGGGAAGACTTCTGAAAGAATATTTGAGGATATAGAGGAGAAATCCAAAAGAGAGGACTTGTGGCTTTTGATAAGCACAAATGTAGTTGCTTTAATGTTGATA